AACAAGCTCTATGGATTTCTAAAGTACATCTTCGCATAAGTGGACAAATCGAACATTTTTGGCTAAGTCCGGCTGACTTCTTGGCTATTTTCGTTACGTTTTTCATTGGATTTTTAAATTAATTATTACGATTTCTTTCCGCTGCGACTTCACTCATACACATCTTGCACCAGGAGGTGAGACATTGGTATTCCTTATCCCCATATCTGACAGTCCTGTTATAGAACCGGTGGAGCGGAAGGGAACGTCCGCAATGCGGACAAACCTTTCTTCCTGCTTCCGTACCGGCAACCGTCTTGGCTTTACGGTGTACAAGCGTACATCCTCTGCATTCATCCAGTCTGCCTTTGTATTTCCGGCATTTGTGCAGGGAGATGCGCCCGCATGGAGCGAATTTCTCGCAGTCGAATCTGGGTTCTGTGTGATAGATGTTCATGCAGTAAGTTTTTTGATCAGACTCATGTTCTTCTCCACCAGCCGGATAATGCAGTCATGATACTCCGATGTTCCGTTGCATACGGCTCTTGACTGTACTATCTGAAAAGATTTAAGATTCACTTCGATGGTTTCCACATGTTTTTCTCCGACTATGGCTGTCATGATCAGGCATTCACTGCGTCTGTAATACCTGTTGGCGTATACACAATGGTGCATGGCTTTGCCCTCCTTGTAGAACTGGGTTACGCTTTCAAGCGGACGGATGACTATGCCGTCGCCTTTGATTTCCATGCCGAAGAATCTTTCCATCCGGTTGTAGAATGATGCTATATCCTCCTTGAGCTGCTTTTCTTTTTGGATAGCCTTTATTCTGTCCCTTTCCCTTCTTTGCCTTGCCTCAATTTCATTTTTCTTTCTTAGTAATCTGTCGTGCTCGGCTTTTAAATTTTTGGGACATACGTATTTGGCGTTATGCAGATCCTTGTGGAAATAGGACAGCAGGCTTATATAGTCATTCCACATGCTTGCATCTCTGATTATATAACGGTTGCGGTTGCAGATGTTGAAAGACGGTTTATATCGGAGTTGGTAATAGCCCGTTTTGTACATGTGCTTCAACATATCCGTCTGCCCGGTCTTGATACATAATTCCGCATCATTGCCACCTTTCAGAAGGTCTCGTATAAGTTTTGAGGGGGGTACATCGGGGAACCGTTTCCCGATTCCCCGCTTTCTTAATTCCGGGAGCAGTTTCTTTCTTGGGTATATCCATCCCCATATCGCATATAGGTCTCCACGATAATTCCAACTGTAACTGCCGTATTCACCCTTTATGCTCAGTGGTTCCGAATATATCCATCCGCTGCTTCCCATATTCATCGGTTTTGCCATGATGGTGCGTTTCCCCTCGACGGTGATCCATTCCTGAACCACTTCAAAGAAAGCATAGTGAATATAATCCTGTCTGCTGTTCAAATCAAAATTCCTTTTTCTGGCGTACTTGCAGCATAGTATATGTCTTATGATCTGGAACTCTCCGGCGGTCTGTAAGATGGACATGTACTTTTCTTCCTCGACTTTTCGTTTCCGGCTGACCTTTACGTCCAGTTTGTGGTGGCAGTACGGGCATTCGGTCGTATCACCGAGCAGGGTGGTTCTCAGCTCGCTATTGCTTGTGTCTATCCATGTTCCGCCGCACTCGGAACACCATAGCTCATCCTTGCACCTATATGCTTCGTGGATGAATATATGTTCTTTCGCCCATTCTTTTTGTACTTCGGTAACGGCGGACAGTTTGCCGCTTAGTCCGGTTACACGTTTCTCAAGTTTCGTTCTCGGTTTCATGATTAGAACAAGCTCATTTGTTGTACATTATCATCCGCTTTCTTTCGGACGTTTTTCTTCCTGAGTGTCTGGTATTGTTCTTCCGCTAGCCGTGCGATTGCTTTGTCACGTGCCGCTTTCTTATCTTCTTCGGTGAGTTCCACAGGTTTGGCGGAGGATGATACGGACGTTTTCTCTCCGGCAGGCAGCCGGTTTATTTTGATATCGTCCTCATCATAGTAGTGCACTGCCATCCCGTAGACCTCCTCGTCTGAAATCGCTACGGCGTTACCACGCTTCCTGGCTTCACCCATGATATAACTACAGCATTCATCAATGCTTTTCTTCTCATTCGCATATTTGGGGGCGAACAGTGAATCTTCTTCCGCCCGTTTGTCCAGATAGGCTTTGATTGCCTGTTTGAAACTTTCATTACTTGCCATGGTCGTTAGTTGTTTGTCAAAAATGGAATCATGCTTTTCATCTTATAAGCATCGTTAATGTTGATAACATCGCCGCTTTTCTCATCCGGACAGGTGGCTCCATCAAAGCTCTTTCTCGGATTTATCGGAGAAGGACTGATTTTGTTAATCAGAATGTTTTTAATATCCATAGTTTTAATGTATTGGTTTGACTTTTAGTTTGTTATATCAATAAAGATAAACGTTGAGAACAAGTTTTACAAACAGAAACTTCGCCATTTTTACGCCTTTTTACCAGAGGGTAAAACGGTCAGAAAACCACGCCGTACAGTCTCGTTAAAGACAGGCAGGTCCTCAGCTCTGACATACACCTCAGATTCATGATTCAGGGTAAGATATGAGCTGAAACCGAAACGTTCACATATCTCTTTACGTCTTTTCATGCCTTTGGAGCTCCACTTTATTCTGATTTTTTCCATAAATCTATTATTTGCTTGGATTCTGCATCACCGGATTCCGCACGGCGTTTTAGTTCGTTGTACCAGCTCAAAGAAGAATATCCTTCGGGTGGAGTGAATCTTCTGTTCTCTATCTCATTCTGGATTCTCTTTCGGTTTATAGCGTCCAGCTCATAATTCCTTTCTGACCTGAACTCCTTGAAAAAGGCATTGCCAATTCTTCTGGCATCGAAAGAGGCGAATGAATTATCATACTTTCCAGCTTTGTAGCGTGCGAAAAACAACATCAACTCAGAAAGTTTGTAAGCCTTAACCTGTGAGGCAAAGGACTGGCAGAAGATTCTTATTCCATCAGCAACTCCCTTTTCCTTGCTGTTGGAAGCCCCGAATATGCCAGACACCTGTATGTCAATCCAATATTCGGAGGAACCATGGCCGTAAAGCGCATCATACTGCATCAGCGAGGGACAGTCTGCCATATAAGCCTTTTCCGGATTCTGAAGGGTATATCCCCATTGAGTTGGTGAAAATACTCTTTCAACCTCAGAACGGTCTTTCCATTTGGTCAGCCAAGCCTTCTTCGAGGTCTCGCTTATGTTGTTGTAGCAAGCTAAGAGCGTAGGCGTTAGCTTCCTGCTTGCTTGTATAACAGCTCCTATTGTTCCCATTGTTTCGTTGTTTTTCAAGCTCAATTTTCAGCCATCTAGCAAAGTGTGATTTCGCATCCTTTGGTGCTTTCCTTACCTCTCCCTCGTTTTGAAGTTTCTCGAAAAAATGTTTTAAATACGTTTTGAACATATCTACCGTAAAATCCTTGTAACCGGAATTACGTGTATTCATCGTTACGATTTCACTCCAACTCATGTCCCTTGACAATTCCTCATAGCATTCGTCTAATTCTTTGCCTAAAATTTCGGGAGGGGGAAGATTTTCTTTATCTCTCGATAGAGAGATTTCTTTATTATTTCCTTTCCTTTTCTTTGTGGTGTTTTTGCATACATTAATGTCGGCAGTAAAAGGGTTATTGCATACATTAACCCCGCCATTGCAAACATTAACTATATCGCTCGATACATCTCCATCGTCGGAAGAAAAAACTTCCTTGTTTTCGCAACCGCTAACTTTGATTAATAAGTATCTAAAATCATCCACAGATTTACGCCTTTTAGATATTTTGAAATATCGCTTTTGGATGCCCGCACTGGTAAGAACTCCCATCGAATCAAACAGGTCTTTGTCAAAGAAGCCCCATAAGACTAAACGGTTCATTATGCTGTCGAGCAATTCAGAAGACACTCCGGGCAGGTCTCTAAGGAGTTTGAATTTCAGCAGATCATTCCACAATATGAAATATCCATTTCGGTATATCGCACAAAGCAGCTTGATTACAACAATTTCTCCTTTAATCCCGAATTCCCCGGATATGGCTACAATCTTCTCATCATTAAAGAAATCAACGTCAAAAGGGAAATAATCCAATCCCATTTTATTAGGTCTTGCCATAGGCGTTTCCTTTACCCGAATTCAACCGGGGTTATTTCATACTCGACACGCGGTTCTTTCCGGTCAACGAATTTTTCAATCTCTATGTACACGCACTGACGGTCGTTTTTGATTGTTCCCGTCATTTGCAGACAGTCAAGCAGTATCTTCAGTGAGTTGTCCAAATCCGGCCGTTTGCTGTTATAATAGACTTTTGCCCTCAGTCTGAAATATCCCTCAATCATCCGTCCCCGTTCGGGGCATTGGATATAAAAGTTCTTTTCGTATTCCTTGAGCACTTCCTGTTTTGCAAGCGAGGAATGTGTCTTTCGGGTCTTGGGGTCAAAATGAGAAACAATCTTATAACAATTGCTCTTTGATGGTATTTGTCCTCTTATGATATACATGATTATAATATTACGTTAGTTAATTGTTTGCCATTGCTCTTGATGCACCACTTGTCCTTTTCCGGTTGTTCTACCCTTAAATCCTCGACTTTCCCGAATGTCCTGATATTGCCACATAAGTCTATGACCCAGCCGTTCTTGCCGGGGCACGGACGAATGACACGTCCGACCATCTGATAATACAGTGAGAGTGACATGGTAGGTCTGCAAAGCACGACGGTGTCAAGTTCTGGATAGTCAAACCCTGTGGTAAGCACGCCGACATTGGCTACAACTTTTATTTTCCCGGCTTTGAATTCGGCAAGTATTCTCTCACGGTCAGATTTGGTGGTATCCGCGCTTACAACGGCGCTGTCAGGAATCTCCCGTGCAAGCATTTCAGCCTCGGCGGTGAACCGGGTGAAAACAAGCATGCCTTTACGTGCTCCCCCGACTTTGGGATGAAGCAATCGTTTCACTATGGAGATGAGATAGCCGTACAGATCCACACGCCGGAATTCATCAGACAGGCTTGCGTCGTCAAAATCAGCTCCGGAAGAGTTTCTCCTTACTTTGGTCAGGTCAATTCTCGTGACATCGTAATACTTCAACCGGGAAAGAAACCCTTTGGCAAGCAATTCGCTTACCTGGCAATAATACAGGACCTGGGAGAAGACACGCGGACGGGTACGGGTGAGAAACTTAAGCATACTTCCGTTCATGCAGGAATATAACCGGTATGGGGTGGCGGTAAGCCCTACAATCCTTCTTTCAGCCTGTTCGAAGAATCTCTTGTACATTCCATCGCTTGGCTTGACAAGATGGCATTCATCAATCAGAATGTTCTTGAAATGCTGGAAGTCCTTCATATGCCGGATGACACTGCCGATAGTGGCGAATGTGATGCGGCTGATCTCTTTCCGGCCCACTGACGCGGAATATATGCTGCAATCCCAAATTCCGTATGTTTGCAGCTTCGCAAAGTTCTGTTCCAATATTTCTTTATTAGGCTGGAATACAATCAGAGGCTCCTCAAGCCTCGCTGCTATATCCGCTATGATGAGTGATTTGCCCGCACCTGTCGGAAGTACCAAAAGACCGTTCCTGTCTGACTTCATCTTAAAACACATTACAGCGGCATCACTGGCTTTTTTTTGATAATCTCGTAATTGATATTTCATAGTCTGATAACTCCTTTATGAACTTTTTCGTGGCAAGAGGCGCATAAGGTGACAAGGCAGTCCAGATGTTCGAGTTCATGACCGACTATGGACATTCCGTTCACCTTATAGCGCATATGATGTACTTCCAGCGGATAGAGGGCGTTACAATGCCGGCATTTGTGTCCGTCCCTGATACGTATTTCCCTTGCAACCTTCTCCCAATATGGATTCCGTGTCAGGGAGAGCGCATACGCCGACTTGCGTCCCCTCTTATGCCGTAGCCTGCTCATCAGTTTTCTTCTTCGTCAGAATCAACACATCCCAATGCATCGTTCAGATCATCTTCATTGCCTAGCTCATCGTCGCTGTCATCCGGAATCATGTCATGTTCGTTGTCAAAATCATCATCGTCAGGTTTCTCCACTGCCGGAAAATCCAGTCCGAACAGTTCCATCATGGCTGTGCGGTTTCTATCCTCCTGCGCCCACAGGGAAGATTTGTCGTAAGATGAAATCTTTTCAGCCTTGACCAGCAGAACACGGCCGTTTATTACCGAATAGAAAAGGTAGTAGCCGTTCAGGGCTATACGGAATGTCTTGGTTGGCGGCAGCTTCTTTTCCTTTGTGCCTTCCGTCACCTTGGCGGCATAATCCTTGATCTGTCTGCTAACCGAATTAAGAGCCTCCTCAGCGTCCGCCTTCAGTCGTTTGGCCTCTTCCTTTGCACTCAGCAGTTCTGCCTCGGCACTTGGCAGCTCTTTCTCTACGAGCTCACAATACTTCTTTCTGATCTCGTCTTTTTCAAAATTATCCATATATCTCATTGCCAGTTCATTCTCCGGGAACATGACATTGAAATGCTCGTTGACAGCCTTGATGATCTCCTTCTCGTTTTCAGCATTTCCGAATGTCAGTTCAAGAGGGAATGTGTCTTTTACAACTTCCGGCAGGACAAACTGCAGTTCCTCCGGTTCATAATCGTTTGTAATCATAAT